GCACCACATAGCGGTTCACAACATCGGCGATAATGTCCAGCCAAGACATCATCGCCTGTCCGAGCAGGCTACGCTTAACTTCGGCCAGCGCATAAGAGCCAGCGTTTTGGTGGCCCATCAGAATGATGTCGGCCAAGACGGACATCGCAATGCGGGCGTCATAACGCTGGATCACCCGCTCCGTGTCCATCGTCTGCGAACCCTCAGAGGCAAGGAGGACAAGCCCACCAGCATCTTTCCAACTTTGCGGCAAGACAGCCCCCATTGCCTCGTCCTTGCGGATTCGGCTCACAATTTCCTGGGCGTACTTGAGCTTGGCCTTCGCTTCTTCGCTCANGTGAAACAATTCATCCGGCACATACAATACCGGATAACCAGCAAGGTTTCTCTCGATTCCGATGGCCTCAATGACTTCGATTCGCTTCTTGAAGTAATATGGACGGTAGGCAGTCCGCAAAACCGACCGCGCCTCGGGCGAATTCTTTGTCGAGGACGTGCGGAAGAGCAACAGCTTCTCAATCGGGATAAACACAGTCGGCGGCTTCCCGGGTTGCCAGTCAACGCGCTGCTCAATGCCCTTAATGCCGCCCTCATCATCAAACACCCAAGTGTGAATCGTATCCTGACCACGAATCGGCAGCTTCTTCCACCGAATTGACCCGTCACGGGCGCGCTTGTACACGATTTCATGCACAGAGAAGCCGAATTGGAGCATTGTCAAGGCTTCCTGCACGAAATCGAGCCACGAATGGGACATGCCATGCATGTTTTCGCGGAGGAAATCCGCATCGCGCCTGCCACTGTCTGAGTCGTCGGCAGGTTCTACGTCCCAAGGAGCAGTCTTGCAGAATTGCTCAATAGCAAATAGGACGGCCCCAGCAACAGGGTCGTCCCTCATTTCCTTGAAGGCCCGCACACGCTGTTCAAGCGTGCGCAATTCTGGAAGCGGGTCTTCGAGCACCTGCCCGGCAGACTGCTTCAAACCCGTCGAACCGATTTCCCGAAAAACAGCCCGAGAGGAAGTTCCGTCTTGCTTATCAATCTCGGCCATAGAGCCAATAGTCGCCAAACGATGAACCTCCCTTCGGGCATCATGGGCAAAACAAAACGGCCCCGCCAGAACGGGGCCGCATGGTGACACGTGCTCACACTTATTATACCAATCACCTATTGTCGTTCCAATAGGTTTTGTCTATCACTCGCAATTTTTTCTCGCGCTTTCTCTAAATCGATCCCCAATAGCTTTGACCGACTCCAACGAGAATGGGAGTGACCGACAGAGCATTTCCGTACAACACACTAGCAGCCGCGAGGCACAACGCGTCGGCGCGGTCCGGGGATTTCAAACCGCGGGCACGCATCTCTTCCTTCGACTCGACTTTGATTCTCCCGCCCGAATCGATGACTTTGTACTTGATACTGGTAAGCTGCGCAGCCAACGTATCGTCCGGCGGCAAAGCCAACGCGTTAGGGTTTTCCGGATTCAACATCTCACGAAGGTTCCAGTACAGTTCGGCGCGCAGGTTGTAAAACTTATCCGGGTTCTTCGCCTTCGTCTGTACGTTGACGCCGATGACGGGCAACCCTTCCTGCTTCGCTTGGTCAACAACACCGCCACCAACGCCGATGTCGTCAATGCGGATAACCTTTGCGCCAGCCGCGTATGTCCGAATGTACCCAACGGACTCGGACGTAGATGCGTTCTTCCACGTCTTCAACGGGTGTACGTAACGGCCAGAGATAATGCAGCACACGCTCTCTGCGTCACCGTAGCGAGCGATGTCAACACCTGCTACCTCACGGCCGCTCGGGCCAATCTCGTACCACCGTTCCCTTGCCGCTTGCACCCAAGACAAGGGAATGAGCGTATCGTCGCNAGACGGTGGGAACTCGCCAAGCACGCGGCTATACCACATGGGGCTATCTTCACCCCACTCTTGGCGACGTTCCTCCACCCACTGCCGAGACACAAGGCCCGGAATAACTTCTCGACCCTCTTTCACGTTGGGCGTATCGAAGGCGGAAATGGTATGCGTCACGAACTTGGGGTCGGAGAAGAAGGCGTGAAAGATGGTACCCGGTTCCAATGGGTTCCCGATGTGAAGTATATGCGCCCCGTCGCTGGTCATAAGGGCTTCGTGCAATCTTTGTATGATGGCCGCGTCCACCTCTGCAGACTCGTCCACAATGATNAGAATCTTACCNGACTTGGGGTGGATACCCTGGATAGTGCCGGGGTCGTCTGTGCTGAAGCCAAGCGCATACCATCCAGGAGCAAGGCGTATCTCCGTCTGGAGGAACTCAGAACCAAGAGGGATGCGCGCTCTCTCCTTAAGCCAGTGCACCATCTGCCAAATGTTCGCCCGCACCTGCCGGAACGTGCGCGCCGTCGTCAGCACGACGCTGTAGGGCCATAGGTGAGAGAAGGCCATGACGAGACATGCGCCGAGGAAGGATTTTCCAGACGCGAAACAAGATTTCACCGCCACGTAGCGATTGTTCCATACGTCGCGCAGGATTTCTCGCTGTTTGTCCCAAAGCGTTATTCCGAAGACTTTCTCCAGCCACACGTCGGGGTTGTTCTGGTAGTATCGACGTATCGTTTCCGGTTTCGGAGGCCTGCCGATATTCCGATTAGGGTCAATCGGTATCGGCTTGTTGGGCTTCACCTCAGGCATAATTTCACCTCCATCGCACACACTAAGAGGAATCGCAAGAAAGATTGCGAACTTATCCCATCAAGGAGGGCGAACAAAATGCTCGAAGTCTTGCTGATTGCCGTCCTGGGAATTGTCCTCTTGTTGTTCTTCGCAAACGCTCTTGGTGCGCTTCTGGGCATCATTATCGGACTGCCCATTGCCTTAATACGCAGTCTCTTCATTTTGGTCGGTTGGATTCTCAAGGCATTCTTTGCTCTTCTGACATTCCCGTTCCGGCTTGTTGGGCTAGGGCGCTAGGATCAAACAACAAACACCGACGCTACAAACCAAAAGACGCTTTACGACGGCGGTTCAACACGAACGCACCACCTCCGCAACGCGTTGCCACGGCCCGTTGTCGACGCGAAAGCGCGCGACGCGCCAAACATACGCTTCGTACAGGGACAACGCTCGATCTGGCGCGATGAGTCGGAGCCTCGCCGCCAAGAGAAGGACACTCCTAACGAACCTGTGATACGGGATCCTACAACGGATCGTTACGTACAAGCTNNCTGTCTGCATCATTCATCCTCCTGTTCAGTCAACTTCTACAAAGCAGCCATGTTCACTTGTATGCCCACGGTCTTCAAATTGGCCCCACATGCGTACCACCTCACGCGAAAAAGCCGCCCATCAGGCGGCGGGCTTAATCCACAAAACCTCCGTGCGCCTGTCGCGGGATCGACCTTTGTCAGGGCGTGCGAAAACGGCCGCCTTAAATTCGATCCGTTCCCATCCCGCATACCANTCGTCGTACTCGGGCGAAGCGTAGCCAGAAAGAACAACGTGACCTTTAACGCTGTTTAACACCTCGGCCAACTCTCGGTGTTCCTCAACTGTCATTTCGTACTTATAACCGACGTGACCATTGCGGGTAGACAGCATGTACGGTGGATCGCAATAGAANAGCGTCTCTGGTGTATCGTANCTCTTGATAATTTCCTGCCAAGGAAGGTTCTCNATCTGCACCCGACGGAACCGTTCGACCACAGCAGGCAGTACAGCGTCAATCGTTGAAAGCCATCCCGAAACCACACTCGCCATACCGCGACGACTTGTAGTAACATCATAGCTCCACCGCCCCGGCGTTGCCGTCTGCCCCTTGCCCCCAAACACCTGCCGATAGCGCACAATCAGCCGCCGCGCCTTCTCCACGTCATCAAGACCATCAAGCGGGCCGAGGCAACGCACATACTCCTCACGCGAATACGGCGTCAACTCCAGTGCGCGCCGTAGCTCATCAGGGTAATCGCGCAATACACGAAAAATCGTGACCACGTTGCTGTCGATGTCGTTGTAGACTTCCACCGGCGACGGTTCCTTGTTCAAGAGCACGTTGGCCGCCCCACCAAACGGTTCCACGTAGGTNTGATGCGGCGGAAAGTGCGGGATGATACGCCGCCAACTGTATCCCTTGCCGCCGTAGTACGTGATGATCGAACGCATCCGGCCTTTTTTAGACACGACGAAAATCACCTTTGCACGTCGTATTACCCACCCGCGAAAAGGCCGCGGGCGGGAGGTGCGGCGCCCGCGGCCGTGCGGAGTGGGAGGAGTGGGCGATTTTGTTGCGGGCGCGTCAAAGGGCGGCCGTCGCCGACCGCCCCGCGGCACGTGTAGTCACCCCGTAGCTGCTGGGCTTCTGTCGCGCCCTTTGCCGCAAAAGCAAATGCCGCCATGATGGCGGCGTCTTGGACTCTTCTCCCTGGTATCACAATACCACGGGCAATCCCGCTTTTGACTTCGCATTTCCTTCGCAAATTCTTCGCTAGATTAACCCCATCCGAAGGGCAAACTTGCGGATCACCTCGCGACGTAACTCGTAGAACCGAGTAAGGCCCATGCTCATCGTCGCGGCCACCTGCTCGTTCGTCATCGGCTCTGGGTTGAAGTATTTCAGCCGCACAAGCTCCCGCTGCTCCGAACTCAGCATCCGCAGGACCGACTCGACCACCTCGACATTCTGACGCGCCCGGCGGGTTCGCACCTCAAGGGCTTCAAGCCGTATCACGCTGTCGCCTGTCGGGTCGGATATGACTCCTTGCGGCCGCCCTCCGTCCTGCTCCGGCCACTGGCGCATCCGGTGCAGGATGTCCTGCCGCTTGCGCTCGTAATCCTCGACCGCCGCTTTGTGGATTGGGTAGTCATACAGCTCCCTCTCCACATAGCGAAATACATGCGGCGGGATGTAGTCCTGCACATCGATCCCCAACTCTTGTTGCGCCCGTGCCGCCGCCATACCTATCACCCCGCTACCGCCGCTTGCCAAACTGCCCTCGCGAATTGCTCAATTGTTGCTCCATGCCGTCCACCTCCGGCACGTACGTTTCGCGTGGCGTCACCCGCGATGGGTCCACCCATCGCACCACCTGGCGCCACTGCCCGGGACGTACCTGCTG